AAAGAATGGAAAATCAAAAATCTGCGCCAGAGCTGGGGCGAGCTCCTCCTCAAAAAGGAAACCTTATTAAAAGACATCTGGACAATCGAGTACAAACTAAATCAAATCAAAGAAGAACTAATACGTTATGGAGTACATCAAGCAATTTCTGAACTGGGCAAAGACGAAGCCGACATGGGCGAAAGTGATTATCTCGATAATTGCTTTGCTTGTGACAGTAATACTGATGTTCACGAGCTGTAGTGCAAGTTACATGTTGCACAAAAAAGGCTTACACGCAGACTCGGTAGAGGTGTGGATAAAAACAAAAACAAACAACGCAGCGTACTAACGTGAAAACAAAAAAATATCTCCCGGTCACCTACGTAGATGAAGACGGGGTGATATGGACAAAACAACAACTAACTAACAAAATTTACAAAAGCTATGGCACAGAAATCATCGAACAAAAAGAATTCTTCAACACCTACGTGCACACAATCAGAAGAATCGGGGAAGTTCAGGAAGCTCCTCAACAGCTCAACCTCTTCTGAAGTGAAAGAAACAACGGAAAAAGTCGAAAATTTCGACTGGGTACGACTGAAACGCGGGCCTTTCTATGCAGTTGGAAAACGAAAAGAAGGGTACACGCTTGTGCTGGCTGGTCAAGCGGTAAGCCCGGAAAAATACAAAACCATCGAAGCAGCACAGAAAGCAGTAGACGAAAAGGGATGGGATCTCATCTTTATCGCAACGTCAGTGTACCGCGACGCATGGGAAACACAAAATCGAACGAAAAAATGAAATGGCTAGACGAACATCCGGAAGTGTGGGCAAAGCTCAGGCCGAGCGACCCATCTACAAAAAGTTCAAAAGTTAAACTAATTGCAGATGGGCCATACGCAGAGATCGCCGAACTGGCAGAAGAACTCAAAACGATTCCTCTCTACGCGTGGATATTGCCGGCAAAAAAAATACCCGAAAAATACAACAAGCTATTCGAAAAATATGGAATTCCACTTTTAAACTAAAAAAAACATGGCAATCACAAAAGCACTCGGAGGCGAAAGACTCGGCTCCGGCAACAAAATGAACGTGACTCTGCACGGATTCAAACGAAGCAGTCACAACATCGGACAGTTATTCAAAACAGATCAAGCAATCGGAACTCTCGTGCCGTACTTCTGCGACATCGGACTAAACGGAACAACGTACAACATCGACCTGACAACGAAAATTCGAACGCTTCCAACGAACGGGCCAATATTCGGACGACTGAAACATCAAATCGACGTTTTCCATGCACCCATACGGCTTTATATCAGGGTGTTACATAACAACGCACTGGGAATCGGCATGAAAATGCAAAACGTCAAACTGCCGGTAATGAAGCTACGGGCTAATCAAGCGGACATGACAAAAGACGATCTAAACAGCCAGCAGATCAGCCAAGACAGCCTAATAGCATACACGGGAATTCGCGGCCTGGGAAGAAGCAAAACGGGGGGAACGGCATTCGTAAGGACGTTTCCGGCGATATTCCTGCTCATGTACTGGGACATCTACAAAAACTACTACGCAAACAAGCAGGAGGAAATCGGATACGTGATCACCCAAGGGCAGGGATTAATCAAAAAAATAACCATATATAATGCAAACGGAGCGCCTGAGTATCAAACAAACAGCGAAAAGAAGTGGCAAGAAGTAGGTTCAACGACATTAGCCGGCGAATGGTTTATCAACGTGATATTCAACGGCGAAGTAAACGAAAGCACAGCACGAAGCGTAAAAATAACGCCAGAAAGCGTTACAACGTTCGACTTGGAAAACAAAGCACTGTGGGATGCACGACCGGCAGGCTGGGTAGGGAAAAATTCGACCAGCTGGATATTTACATCAAAATCGAGCTCAAACCCAACAGACTTTCAACCGGGAGAAAGCGCGTACGAAGCAGATAACGAAACTATCGGCTTGTCGAAATTCGAGTTGTCAAACATCGACGAAATGCGAGAAGCAATTCTCGGGGCGCCAAAAACAGCGCCATTTGACATCGGAAGCCTCAACAGCCTACCGTATACGGCAAGTCTTGCAAACGCAACAGTAAACGAAACGAACGGAAACGGCAACGCGTCGTGGTTCAATCAAGCAGGACTGGGTATCAAAACGTATCTGTCCGACCGATTCAATAACTGGCTATCTACTGAATGGATAGACGGCGAGGGCGGAATCGCAGATATCACAAGCGTAGATGTCAGCGATGGCATGCTGAAAATGGACGCGCTGATCCTGGCAAAGAAAATCTACGACATGATGAACAGAATCGCCGTAAGCGACGGAAGCTACCAATCGTGGCAGGAAGTAGTATACGACGAGAAGGCGCTGCGAATCGCAGAATCGCCTATGTATGTCGGCGGAATGTCATCAGAAGTGGTATTCGACGAAGTAGTAAGCAACAGCGCAACAGAAGATCAGCCGCTGGGAACACTGGCCGGCCGAGGAGCTGAGCGCAAAGCACGAGGAGGTAACAGCATCAAGATCAAAATTCGAGAACCGTCGATGATCATGATTATCGGAAGCTTTACGCCGCGGGTAGACTACTCACAAGGCAACAAGTGGTGGACAAGACTCCAGACGATGAACGATTTCCACAAGCCTAACCTCGACGGAATCGCATTTCAAGAGCTGATCACGGACGAAATGGCTGCATTCGACACGGAGGTGAACGCCGACGGAACGGTAGTATGGAAGTCAGCCGGAAAGCAAGTGGCATGGCAAGAGTACATGACTAACATAGACGAGTCATTCGGATCATTCTCTGCATTCAGAGAACTGGCACACATGGCGATGAATCGAAGTTACGAACACGACAGCACAGGGGCAATCAGCGATCTAACAACGTATATTGACCCGACGAAGTACAACGTAGCATTCGCGGACGCAAAACTGTCAGCAAAAAACATCTGGGTACAGTGTGCAATCGACTGTATCGTACGACGGAAAATGTCGGCTAAACAAATCCCTAATCTGTAAAACTATGAAAAACGAAATAGCAGGAGGGCCAGCCTTCTCGGAAAAATTCAAAGAGCTAATGCAGAGGATAGAAAATCGAGACACGACAAAACAGATGTCCGACGCGGAACTACGCGACCTTAAAAGGGCAATCGACGAGGAAATAATTCGTAGAAAAGTCGTAGAACACATTCAGGTCCTCGCAAATCAACTCAAATAACCAAGGTGGGGGGCAACCCTCACCTTAATTCAAAAACGCTTTAAAACGCCTAAAAATGTACAAAGAATGGATTAGCCGTCAAACACACGGCATTGTCAAAAATGACAGCTACGAAGCGGAACCGCTGGAAGTAAAACTGCGGAAGGCAACGGAAGAGAAAAAACCGATCGAAGCGGTTGCGCCGATGATCTACACGGAGAAAAGCAAGGGGGTAATTCCCGAATACGACATCCGAACAGACAGATTCGAAATCGCACAGGCAGCCATGGAGAAACTCAACAGCGTGAAATTCTCAGACGTAGCCAAGAACGAAGCAATACCGGGGGCGGAAAATGTTCCGGAGCAAAACGGACGAGAAGCAGGAGAAATCCCCAGCGGGGACCCCTCTTGACGGAGCAGTCGTAATAATCGCACCCATGACGAACTTTTGATAGGTCGGGTTAAAATCCGACCTTTTTAACAAAATCGTTTTTGGTGAACGATTATACTTATATAACAAGAAGGTATATTTTAGATTTTTTTACAAAAAATCACGAAAAAATTAAACGAATTGAACAATGGGATGGTTTGGAGACGCGCTCAAAGTCGCAGGAAGCGCAGCAGCAGACGGATTAACGGGTGGACTAACTTCGGGTTTATCCGGGGTAGTTGGCGGCCTATTCGGCGGAATCGGCGCAAAAAAGCGCATGCAACGCCAAGTGGACGCACAAAAGCAGCTGAATGAACAAGCAGCAAAACTCAACTACGAATACGGAGAGAAGGCCGCAGAGAACGCGTACAAGCGGCAAATGGAAATGTACGAAAGATCGTATCAAGATCAAAGCTACGCGGCAATGCGCGGACAAATGGAGGACGCGGGTCTATCAGTTGGTCTCATGTACGGCGGCGGAGGCGCCGGAGGTGCCGGAGGTGCCACAACGGGCGCACCACAAGGCGAAACAGGAGGAGCAGAGGCTGGACGGGCTGACGGTGCAGCAGCACAACAGGCAGCAGCGATACAGCAGGCGCAGATGGGGCTAGGACTTGTGTCGATGAAAAAAGATCTCGCAATGAAAGACGCACAGATTGACGAAATCAACGCAGCGGCGGCAAAACAGCGAGCAGAAGCGGAAAACATCACCGAACAGAAAATCACGGAAATGCAGATGCGGCCGGTCAAATATCGGGAACTCTTCGAGAAAGGAAAGAGCCAGTATATTCAAAATCTGGAAAGATACTTCGAGGACGCTATGGAGGGAAACGAAAACGACAGACTCGACGCATACGACGACATGTTCGGAGAACACTCGATTATCGGACGACGCTTGAAATCACGACAGGGAACGCAAGACGTGCTAAACACACAGGCGCAAATCTACGAACGACAGCAAAACGCAGAAGCAGCAAAAGCACTCGCCGCACTGAACACGGAGAAAAAGAAATACGTGTACATGGAAGCATTAGCGGCAGCAAAAAACGCAGACGCGCACATGTTGGAAGCGAAAGCTAAAGAGCTGGCGACACTCTTCGATACAGGCGAATACACAAACTGGAAAACGTGGGCAGATTATGCTGCACAAGGCGCTCAAATGCTCACGGACATCGCCGGGCGAATCATTGTATTCAAGGCTGGCGCAAAAGCACTACGAGGTCCGCAAAACGCTACGACAAAGGTGGATGTGCCTACGGTGTACGGCGCCGACGGAAAACCTGTGGCGCGGATGATCTGGTAAGCGCGCGCGCACGTGTCAGACACGCGCACACACGCAACAAGACAATACGCAAAAAAAGGTATATAAGGGCGGAGCGGGGGAGACCCGCTCCTTTCCTTCTAACGCTTCGCTCTCGAATGTATCATGGTGCTAAACGCTACCTGCGGTGCCGGGTTCGAAAGTAAAAATTACATTAAAGTCATCAGCCATGTGTCTGTATAGCAGAATTGGAATGAATGCAAAATACCTGCCGAATAAAAAGAACGGCGGGTTTGTACCGGAGGCGCCGGACGCACGCGTAAAAGCCGTGCCATTTGGATGCGGCAAATGCATAGAATGTCGCCAAAAAAAGGCGCGCGAGTGGCAAGTGCGACTACACGAAGAACTGAAAGACGACGCGCGGGCACTCTTCATGACAATGACCTTTAGCGACGAAGCACTCGATAAACTGGAAAAAGAATGCAAAACCGAAGACTCGAACGAAATAGCAGCTCGAGCTGTCAAGTTATTCGGAAAACGCTGGATTAAAAAGTACAACGAATCTATAAAACATTGGCTCGTCACGGAATTGGGCCACGGGAAAAGAGCAGAGTTTCACAAAAGCACAGAAAGGCTACATCTACACGGCTTTCTATGGACAAAAAAAAGTGCTGGAGAAATCGAAGAAACATGGGGATACGGATGGGTGGACACTGGTGAGTACGCAAACGACAAGTCAGTGGGTTACTGCGTGAAATACGTAAGCAAGGTAGACGCGGCGCACCCAGGGTTTACAAGCAAGGTCTTCGCATCAAAAGGATTAGGCAAAGGTTGGCTAAACAGATACGACGCAAGACTCAACAAATTTCAAGGAGAGGACACAAGGGAGTATTACAAAGCGTCGTCGGGGCAAAAGCTGGCCATGCCAACATACTTTCGAAATAAACTATGGACAGACGAGGAACGCGAACAACTATGGCTACAAAAACTCAACAAACAAACACGATACGTCAGAGGTGAAAAAATCGATATATCAACAATGGAGGGCGAACGAGAGTATGACCAAGCACTAAAATACAGACAAGACGAAAACGTGGCTCTCGGCTATCCGGCGGAACCATGGAATTTGAAAAAATACAAAAAGAACCGCAAAAAATTTGGATTGTAAGGAAAATATTCTATACATTTGCAGAAAACAACACCACTATGACAAACAAAGAATGGAAAATCAAAAATCTGCGCCAGAGCTGGGGCGAGCTCCTCCTCAAAAAGGAAACCTTATTAAAAGACAT